CGCCCGCCCCCTCACCCGTCACGCCGGTTACGCCCCCCGTCCCGAACCCCGATGAGGAGGACGACGTCGAAGGGGATGTGACGGAGATCGTGGTCGTCACCGACGGGGCGGACCTGACGCCGGCCCAGGAGGCGGAGGTCGAGGCGTTCGTGGCCGAGGCCCGGCGGCAGCATCCGCGGCATCGCGTCCAGCGGCGGAGCGACAAGGCCACCCGGAAGCAGCACGACCTGCAGAAGGACGACCTGCCGGCCGTGGTCCTGAAGCGCCGCAACCGGAACCCGGACGTCGTCAAACACCCGTTCCTGCGGCTGTTTGTGAGCGGACTGCTGGGCAGGCTGGGATCGTTTTTGCAGGGCCTCGTCCCGCACTGGGACGGGTTCTTCCCGCACCTGGGGGAGGTGCTGCGATGGCTGTTTCTGATCGGTCTGGGGATCGGGGGCGTGATCGCCTACCGCTCGACGAAGACGACGTCGAACGGTTCCGCACCGAGTTCTGGGGTGAAGATTACCTGGACTCCGACGACCCCGGTTTCGGCGTCACCCACTACCCCGGCGAGCGGGCCGCCCCCGGAGAGTGCGTCGCCCCCGACCGGCTGAAGACGCTTCAGCCGGCACTGGCTGAGTACCCGCCCCAGCCCCGCGGGAAACGGTTCTCGCTGAGGCAACAGAAGTTCCTGTTCACGGAGTAGTTCATGCCTGACGGCTTCTTTGTGGTCTGTCGTGAGAACAAGCGGGGGTTTCGAGGACTCGACGAGTACCTCGAATACGGTCGGGGATGGACCCCGGATGTCATGAAGGCGACCCGATACGAGTTGGTCTCGATCGCCGCCGAGTTCGCGAATGGCTGTCTGGTGCTGGAGGGGGACGCTCACGAACGACCCTGCGTGAAGCGCGTCGAAATCCAGCGGCTCCCCGTGGTTCAGGACGTTCCGGTGTGGCTTTCGAACGAATCCCCCGAAGAGGCGAAGGCGAAGCTCACGAAGCTGCTCGAGGAAATGACCAACATCGTCAACGGCTTCTGAGATGAGTGCCGGGGTCCGGAAGAACAAGGTGGCGTTTGAGGCGCGGGCCCGGCGGCTGGGGGTGTGGGAGGCCTATGTCCGGGAGCGGGAGGGCTGGAAGGCCGAGGGGAAGACTCCCGAGGAGATCCGCGACTACCTGATCCCGGCCGTCTCCCGCCGCATGGACGCGATGGAACAGAACAATGGCCAGGAAGGCCGCGACGAGTAAGGCGAACAATCCGGACCTGGAGAAGAAGGCGGCCGCGTCGGCCGCGCAGATCGTCGGCGACGACATCGAGGTCCTCCCCGAATACTACGCCCACAAGAAGAAGACCTCGTTCCTCGACGACGTGGCGTTCGTCGGGGACCACCTGCGGAACCCGTACCTGAAACCCCAGGACGCGCCCAGCGCGTCCGCCATGAACCTGCTGCTCGACGCCCGGGCGGACCGCAAGACGTGGTCCACCGAGTCGATGCGGGCCAAGTTCAAGCTCGCCGAACAGAACCGCAGCCAGCACGAGATCGACCGCTGGACCGAGCAGATGATCTCGGAAATCGACGAGAAGACCCTCGTTTCGGCCATGGAAGGCTTTGATCTTGAAGATGCTCGCGCCACTCTTGAGCCCCGCAACGAACGTGGCCCGGCCGCCGAAGAACATTCACCAGAACCTGCGGTGGCGAAAGCGGCTGCTCGCCCGCGCCGCCGGCGATGAAACGCTGCAGCGGATCCTGTGGCGGAAGTGCCGCGACAGCATCGTGTTCTTCACCGACGCCTTCGTGTGGACCTACGACCCGCGGCTCTCCAAGGAGTGGATCGTCTCGCCGATGATCCTCTGGCCGGTCCAGGAGGAGGCCCTGCGGACGTTCCGGCTGTCGATCGAGGACGGCCTGGACTGCGTCGTCGAAAAGTCGCGGGACATGGGGGCGAGCTGGTGCTGCCTGATCCAGGCCCTGCACGACTGGATATTCCGCCGCAACCAGTCGATTCTGCTCGTCTCCCGGAAACGGGATCTGGTGGACGGGACGCGGGACAGCCTGTTCGGGCACCTGACGTTCGTCCTCAAGCATCTGCCGCCGTGGCTGGCGCCCCCCTACACCAAGACGTTCATGAAGCTGGAAAACCTCCAGAACGGGAGCTTCATCGAGGGGGAGTCGACGAACGACAACATCGGCCGCGGCGGACGCCGGACGTGGCTCCTGTGGGATGAGGCGGCGGCGTTCGAGGGGGGCGGGAAGGACGTGGACGCCTCCACGTCCGACACCACCAACACCCGGATCCTGAACTCGACGCCGATGGGGATCGACACGGCGTTCTATGAGATCCTCACGAACGACGTCTCCAAAACCGTGCGGATGCACTGGTCCCAGCATCCCCGCAAGGCCCGCGGCCTGTACCGCCCCAACCCCACCGGCGGCCCGCCGGAGATCCTCGACACCGGATACCCGTTCCCGGCCGACTACGCCTTCTCGTCCAAGGTCCCGCGGTCCCGAGAGGGCCTCCGCAGCGTCTGGTACGACTACCAGGACCATCGCCGGGCGGCCAACCCGCAGCTGTTCGCCCGGGAGGTGGACATCGACCACGCCGGGGCGGTGAAGAAGTTCGTCGATGCCGAATGGCTGGACGACTACATCGCCGACCACTGCGCGGAACCGCCGGAGTTCGGGCACCTGCCCGGCACGCTGCAGCGGGGGGAGATCCACGTCCACGGCGACGCGTACCAGTTCACCCCCCACAAGGAGGGGATCCTGAGCGTCTGGTGTCCGCTCAACGAGGAGATGAAGCCCCCCAAGGACCGGGAGTACGTCCTGTTCTGCGACATCGGCGTGGGCTCCAACCGCTCGGACTCGGTCTGCTCGGTGGGGGACAAGTTCGGCCGCGAGAAGGTGGCCGAGCTCAAGACCCGCAACCTGGGGATCCGGGCCTTCGTCGAGGCCGTCATGGGCGTGGCCCGGATGTTCCGCGGCGACGGCGGACGCTGGCCGCTCCTGGGCTGGGAGGCCAACGGACCCGGCGGCAACTTCGGGCGGCTGGTGACCCGCGTCTGGAATTACCCCAACGTCTACCTCTCGGTCCAGGACAAGAACCTGGAGATCAAAAGCACGACCAAGTTCGGCTGGTTCTCGACCGGCGACTCGCGGGAGAACCTGCTGGTGAACTACCGCGAGGCCCTGTCCGACGAGCCGCCGTTCCACAACCCCTCCCGGCCGGCGATGAAGGAGCTGGGGCTGTACGAGTACCAGGGGGACAAGATCGTCCACCCCGCGGCCACGAAGCGGGACGCGACCTCGGCCGACTTCGGACGGAACCACGGCGACAGCGTGATCGCCGACGCGGGGATGGTGATGCTCCTCGGCGACCAGCGGACCCCCAAGCCCCCCACGGCCGCCGCCAAGGCCGCTCCCTTCGGCAGCTTTCTGCACTTCCACCGACAGCAGCAGGCCAGGTTGCAGGAGAGCAGTTAGCAGTCAGCGATCAGCGATCAGCACAGGCAAGGACGCCGACGCATGTTCGACATCAAGAACCCCGATCACAAATCCCGGCTGGCCGGCGCCCTGAAATGGTCGCGGGACCAGATGCGGCCCTATCGCGAGCGGGCCAAGGAGGCCTGGGACCTGTACGTCGGGGACCAGTACGGCCAGGACGTCTCCAAGAAGGTCTACCTGCCGCTGATGGCCCAGGTGGTCGACACGTTCGTGGACCGGCTGGCGGCCCACAGCCCCCGCGTGGCGTTCAACCCCGTCCCGCAGAACGCCCGCTACGTCCGCCCGGCGGCCAAGAAGCTCGAGCGGCTGGTCAACGCCCGGCTGAAGCGGGAGCGGTTCGAGAAGGTGATCCAGTGCGCCGTCTCGCAGGCCCTGTTCGGGATCGGGGCGGTGAAGATCGGCCTGCGGCAGACGGGAGTCTCCGAGTACGGCGGCGAGACGTTCCACCACACCGGACCGTACTGCGCCCCGATCCTGATGGAGGACCTGGTCGTCGACATGCGGGCCCGCTCCCACGAGCACTACGCCTACATCGGCCACCGCTACGAGATGTTTTTAGACGAAGCCGTCAACAACCCTCAATTTGACAAGGCCGCCCGGCAGACCCTGAAGGACAAGACCGAACTGCCGGGGGAGAACGACGACCTGCTCCAGACGCTGGGGGTGAACCCGTCCGAAGTCGGCTCGTACGTGGACACGATCACGCTCTGGGACGTGTACCTGTCGCGGGAAAAGCTGCTGATCACGCTGGCCGGCGACTTCGAGACCGTCCTGGCCGCCAGGCCGTGGACCGGTCCCGAGCAGGGGCCGATCCTGCCCCTGTACCTGCGGTACGTCCCCGGCAACGCCATGCCCCGCGGCTTCGCCCTGGACATCGCCGCCCACCACGAAGCGGCCAACGAGCTGTACCGGAAACTGGTCGACCAGGCCAAGCGCCAGAAGACGGTCACGTTCGGCCTCCCCGGCGACTCGGAGTGGACCGAGACGGCCCGCGTCGCCCCCGACGGCGGGTGTGTGACTCACCCTTCGCCCGGCTCGCTGGTCGAGAAGCCGCTGGGCGGGATTCACGTTCCCAACCTCGAATTCCTGATGCAGCTGGTGAACGACGGGACCAAGCACGCCGGGAACGTGGACCTGCTCTCGGGGCTGGCCCAGCAGTCGGACACGCTGGGGCAGGACCAGATCCTGAACGCCAACAGCTCGCGGCTCCTGGAGGCCCTGGGCGCGCCCGTGCAGGACTTCGTGGCCTCCGTCCTGCAGCAGTACGCCTGGTATCTGTGGACCGACCCGATCGAGACCTATCCGGTGGAGGTCCAGATCGAGGGGCAATGGCACGTCGAGGACGAGCTCCCGCCGGAGGAGCGGACGTTCGACTTCTTCGACATGCTGCTGGACGTCGCCCCCTACTCGATGTCCCGGCAGACGCCGGCCGCCAAGCTGCAGGCGATCCAGGGGACGGTCACGAACATGATTCTCCCGCTGCTGCCGCTGATGCAGCAGCAGAACCTGGGCCTCGACCTGCCGGAGCTCCTGAAAATGACCTCCGAGCTGATGGGCCTTCCGGACCTGGCCCGGATCGTGACCAGCCAGGGGCAGTCGCTGGACTCGGGCTCGGCCAGGCCCCCGGAGCAGCGGAAGCCGATCGGCGGCCCCCCGCGGCAGTACGTCCGGACCAGCGTCAACGGGAACCCGCAGGAGAACGAGGGGCAGCAGCGGCTGGCGCGGATGGCGACGGCGATGAAACAACAGGCGAGGTGAGGGACTAGGGGATAGGGGAGAGGGGAGAGGGGAGAGGACATGAGCGTCGTGTTTCGCAACAAGGTGGTCGATCCCGCGCGGGTCCGGAAGATCCGCGGGGAGACTTCGGGGGCGCCGGCGTCGGGGAACCGGCGGCTGTCGAACCAGGAGCTCCTGTCGACCGAGGCCCTGGCGGTGCATCCCTCGCAGGTGGCCGAGGCCGAGCGCGGGGCGCAGATGGCGGGGATCGACGTGACGTTCGACCGGGAAACCGGGATTCCCAGCTTCCGCCGCCACAAGGATCATGACCGGTACTTCAAGGAAGCCTGGAAAGTGATGATGAACGCCCCGGAGGGGTACAAGCTCTGAAATTCGTGATCGAGGCCCGGC